ATAGAATTGAGGTCAAATTCCCCAGACTGGGGTGGTTTCTTTACAAAATGGTCAATAGCTGGCAATACCATGACACAGTTGGTGATTTATGATAGTGCAATCTACTATGAGTGTCTGAAGAACCCTGAAGCTTACTTGAGCTGTTCGTCTGAAGGCTTAGCAGAGCTTGATAACTACTGGTCAATAATGTTATCAGACTTGGTTGACAGCAAAATTGCATTATATACTAATGCTGCAGAGATGGGATTCTTGTACAAGACAGACTTCGACATGGCTACATTACAAACATTAGTTTACATCAGCACATTCTCACAGTGTACAACAGTTGACAATAGTTTAGCAACAATTATACTATCAAAACTCATCAGGGTTGCATTTGAGAATAAGCTTTTGACTAAAGCTGAATTATTCAGGAGAAAGACTAGGCATTTGAGCAAACTGCCTTTGGATAAATCAGAAAATGCAGCTTACTTCTTGATTAAAGCTTTGTCAATAAACAAAAGCAAAAAGTGGGTGGTTGATCATAATGAGCTCTTGGAAGATGAGAAAAAGGCAAGGTCCTTAGAATCAAATGAAACAAGCATATGCAATTCATGGACAAAATTGCCTCGTGCGCAAGAATGTATTCAGTTTGTTAAACAGTTGAGGGATGGTGAATTCACCTTACACCCGAGAGATACGGATGAACCATTGAAAAGTTTGAACAGCTGTAATTTTGACTTCTCAACGAAGCCTCTGGTTTTCAAAGAGTGGTCTAAATCTGATATGTTTCAGCTGGATATGCTGTTGCAAGAGACACCAAACAATCAGATGTTAGCAATAGAGGAGTTTGCCGATGATGACGGCCTCCCTAAACCTGTCCTTGCCTCGAACAAAGTTATAAGAAAGAAAAATAAAACTATTTGGGAGTGCAGCTACAAACAGATACATGGTCATGTCAGTGTTGCTGATTTGACTGTCAGTTATGGCTCCGGGGTGTTCTGCCTTGATAATATACCTCTGGATCTTAAAAATTACTCAAAAAATACTATAATAGTGCCAGCTAACAATGCCGCTTATATCTTCTTGATCTTAAATCCTCCTCAAGAGTTGACTAGGTCGATACCATTGCCAACAGTAGACTTGATTTCTACTGTAAAAAGAGACCCTGACTATTATTATCATATTGGCTCCATTTATTACCAAGGTGACAACAAAATTAAGATAATTACAGATGAAGATGAGCAGAAACGCCAGACTGAAATAGAAAGATTGAGGAAGAGTTTGGAAAAAGTGGAAGTAAAAGATTGCAAGTTTGGTAAGATTAAAACAATTAGGAGATACTTAACTGATTATGAGTCCGCAAAAAAAGAGCTTAGTGAGGCCAAAGGAGACTCACACATTGTTAAAAAAGTTGAGGTTAGGAAACTTAGAAACAACCTAAACAGTTGGGTAGCATATGCATGCACAGGGCTGGATGAGCTAGATTGTAAGGAGCTTGTTGAGCTAAAGGATGAGTTCAAGACCTTCGATGAATTGATAAATACCTGCCTGAAAGCCACAAATGTAAATATGGATTGCCAAAGCATATTAAAACTTTATAAAGAGAA